GCAGGTTGCATCATGGGGGATCCTCAAATCCTGTGAATGGTTCTTCTCCCAACACAATTATGATCGTTTCGACTGCATTAAGGAGATTGATGACTTTTGTCTGGAACACCCTGAGTCACCGATAGACAAACTAGACATTAATGGTTTGTTTTATCCGCGTGGTCTAGACTCCCATTCAACCTCATGGTTATACCTTGGAAACCACATGTTTGTTCCAAACCAGTCTTGGCTTCGGCGATTTTACTCCCACAATGAGTTGGAACCCACAAACAGCAGATCTGTCAACACCATCAATCTTAACGTTCCCCTGAGCTCATACCGTCGCGGCGAGTCAATCACCCCACCTTGTAATTCTCATGTGGTGTATTACGTGAGTTATCCTCAAGGGCCAGGAGGTCGTGTTTACACCTGCTGTATGAATCACTTCCGCAGTAGATTGATGATCCAGTTTCCCACACATCATTTTGATCCAGAGACAAACACCATGACCACCGCTATGGACGGAGGCGCTCGCACTCGAAACAGGAGAAAACCTGGTCCAGCTTTTACGGTCCAGAATTTTCCACCTTTGCCTCAGCCAGAGAGAGGGTCCATAGTTGACGAGGTTGTTCGTGACCCAGTCACAAATCAACGTGTGGCTCCTCCTCCTTTGGTTTTGCCACCAGCATTAATACGTGGTGAAACACCTGAGTTGAGGATCGTGTCCAAGCCCGGATCAAACACCAGAGTTGATGGTCAGACCAAACACCGCTCTAAACAACCGAGGAAACAAAACCCGAAGATGAATACTGTGCAAGCACGCAACATTCCACCACCGCATCTGCCTTCGTCTAAGGTCAGTGCGGCTGAATTGAAACCCCCAGACCTGAAGCAGGAAACTATTGATGGTCTCAAGAAAGATGTTGAAATTCAGAAACTCCGTTCCCAACTCGATAAGAGCACGTTGTGTGGTAATTGTGATTTCGTCAAGCATGTTGGAAATTGTGACATTGGTATTGTTGAGTACAGCCCGCCCCAGAATTCCTATTCCTCAAGGAGTTGCAATATCACCGACATAGACAAAGCCGGATTTTGGGTGAACTTGTTGAACTTGTTCTGCAACTGGCCTGATGATTACACTGCTTCACGAAATGAGATACAACTCATCATCAGGAACATCCACTCATTCTTCACTCTCGGGAGTCTCAAACAACTTACCCATGTTCGTGTCGACTGTATCAAACCGCCCCCTCGTAGGTTTGAGCAGACTTTCGCAATCAAATTTGATCGGAAGACTTTTTTCAAAACACCGTTGATGACTCGTCCTTACTTTGTGGATAAGCAAAGTCATAAGTCATCGATGATCCCTGGCACCCAGTCCATGAAATGGGAAGTGATGCAGCACAACACGCTTTGTTGGTTCAACGTCGCCACATTTAGGGGAGGAATTGTTGAGTCTCGTGTTGTCTGTGGTGATCTGCGGTTCTTGCACTCTGGATCCCAGCAGCGTAACTTGTTAGCCGCGAAACCTCACTTTGCTGCCAGTCAAACAATACGTATGGATGGCATTGTTTGCAATCCCAATTCTGATGTTGCCCATGGGTCAGTTATTGTCCTCAACTCTTTCATCGATGCTAGATTTCCGCCCCGTGAACTTAACTTTGGAATTGTCTCGCCACAGCTCTACATTGACATGTTTGGATACAATGGTCATCGTGCAAATGTCCCACACAAGGGTCCTGTTCAAAGGAAACTCAAACTCACATGCAGGCATTTTGGCCCAGAAGATCCAAACCTGCCAAACAACTACAAAAATCCGCCTATGAAAACATTATTGGGTTGTCATTTGGTGGGAGCAGCGATGCCTTGCCCCAACACCACTGACAAGTTCCTCGGTTTGGTTGGTATGTTAGGTCGTGTGGCCAGAAAACCAGAATATGTCGCTCCTCAACGATTGAGACAACTCAAAGAATTTGTCACCAGAGAGATCCAAGCAGACAGGCTCAATTTCCCAAAGATTGCTCCATCAGAGGTCATGTCGGTTGATGAGTTGATAGACACACATCCTCGTTACTCCAAGAAAATCAAATTGCAGCTCAAAGCCTTAGTTGCTGACGAATGTCCTGGCGATTGCCCATGTCACGAGAGTGAGGATTTCTGCCGGCGTAAGAAGGACAAACACAGAGCCATCATACAATTCTGTAAGAAGGAAGGATACCCCACGTTCAAGTTGTTTAGGACGATCTGCAATAGAAGGCCTGAAACACGATTGTTCATCGGTCCTTTGGTCAAAACGTTGGAGGAGAAAGTCTATGATATAATCCCTGAAATCATCAAGCATGTCCCGTTTAAAGAAAGACCGCAATACATGCGTGATATATTCTCCCAACTTGCGGGTGATGGATTCATCGATGTTTCTAATGACATGGAGTCATTCGAGTCTTCAATAACCAGAGCAATCTCTGAGTGTATTGAGGGCCCAATCTATAAGTATTGCTACAACCGTGAAGTTCGCGATATTATTATGGATTGGATTTATGGACCCATGATCATCAAGAATGACGCTTGGCAAGTCGTTATGGATGCTGTTAGAGCCAGTGGTGACACAAACACATCTTTTGGTAATGTTATGGTCAACTACTTTCTAACCCGATATGTGATTGAAGTAATGCTCGGGATCCCGAAGGATAGGTACCGGATGTTCGATGAAGGCGACGATAACATTCAGCGTCTCCCAATCACATGTGTTCACGAGAACAGACAAGTCCCCACAACAATCAAACTACTCTCCAAATGCTTTAGCGAGTTTGGATTTCGTAGCAAATTCATCAAAGAGACGAGTTGGAATAGAGCCAGCTTCTGTGGTATGATATTTGCTGAGGAGGATGATGTGATCATGACCGACCCCATGAAAGTCATTATGAACTTTTCATGGTTTGATGCCCGCTACAGCGGGGCCACACCCCACAAGAAAATGAGACTTCTTCGTGGTAAAGCGTTGTCGTATGCTCATCAACATAATGGCTGCCCAATGGTAACAGCGTTTTGCTATTATATTCTCAAACTCACTTCCGGCCTTTCTCCGATATTCACGGAGAACATGTACGCCTTGCGCTATGTTAATCCGGAACTCGTCGGAAACGGTGTCCCGATCCGTGTGCCAGTGGCTAATCATCATAGAGTTACCATTGAAGAGATGTTCAATATTCCAGCGGACATCCAGATCGCGACAGAACACTATTTCGACGCCCAAACCATCCTTTGCCCAATAGAACTCCCCTTTTTACTTGACTACTGCAACGCAGATTGTGTCGAGTTTTGGAGAGATTACATTGAATCTGGCCCACAGGAATTAACTGTGAGACCAACCCTCTCTGAGTACATTGAATTTGTCAACTCAATTATCGGTAAAGAACTGATAATTGTTGATCATTTCAACTTAATAACCGTCAAGGCTCCGGAACCGCGTCGTGTTGTCTTGAATGCTGATGTGCATGATGATGAGGATGAGC